TGCTGATCTATTATTCCTCATTAAAGTTAATCCTCAAGTTCCCTACGGACTATACGGTGACAAGCTGTATTGCAATGCAAGTGATGCAATATACGTTGATTACATTTATAACGCTCCAGAATCTACATGGCCTGTTTACTTTTCTAAAATGATTGAGTACGCACTTGCTATGGACTTTGCGCCTTCTATTCGTGACAGCGCGGCCTCTATGGATGCTAACGCTAGACAGTATCTTAATGCTTCTCGCATGGCAAGATTTACAGATTCGCAACAATATCCTGTAGTCCCTATAACTGATCGTCCCTTTATTAACGTAAGGCGCTAGTTATGGCAAAGTCTAAGTTCATGCAAAGTTCGTTTGTAAGCGGAGAGTTATCGCCCCTGCTTAAAGGGCGCGTAGACCTAGATCAATACTATCAGGGTATGGAGACAGCCGAAAACGTTTTAATCGTACCACAAGGCGGTTTAAAGCGTAGAGCAGGTACTCAGCATGTAGACACAGCAGAAAATATTATTAAGCCTTTTGTTAGTTCTGAAATAACCGCCACTATGCCCGAAGGTGGAACAGCGGCTAATATTAATGACTTTAACCCTGCTACTGTAGGACTAACTACTACTAACATTGGCGTGTTGGGTACTGGGGCTAATGCAGATTATGTAGTTGCGTTATATAATATTTCTGGCGAAAGCAAGCTTGGTAAATTTATTGATGTAAAAAACATTAAGTTAAGTGGCACTGGTTCTGGCGTATTTAAAATACAAGCGTCTACAGATAATGTTTCTTGGTTTACCGCTTTAAACATGACTGTTACTGAAATAGAGCAATCAATTCGCATTAGGGTAACCAATACATTTGATTACAAATATTTTAGGATTGTTCGCACCGGAGACACTGGCGACTTAGGCACACTTAAAATACAATTAAGTGAGTTTAATGTTTTGTATCCAACTGCTACTTCTTCAGATGTTAAGACATTTGATTTTAGCATTGAGACAGACAGGCACTATTTATGTGTTGTTACTGGGGGTGAAGAGACCACACCATCTTACGGTAATGTGTCTATTTACAGGGTAACTGACCAAACTTCTAATTTTACGCCTATAGCTTATTTGCCTTTGCCCTTTAGGTCTTCTCAAGTAGCCGCAATACGTGATGTGCAAACTGAAAACGTTATGCTAATGTTTCATCAAGATCATGCGCCTATAAGAATTATAAACACAAGTACAACAGATTTTGATGTTGATGTTATTCCTTTTTTAAATGTTCCTCAATATGATTACAATGATTCTTTAAGCCCTACACCAACTGATGAAATTCAAACATTAACGCTTACTGGAGCAAGCTGGGCTACAGGCGATAGGTTTCAAATAGACGTTGAAGGGATATTAAGTAAAAACATTACTTATAATGGAGATTCTGGAACAGCAGAACAAAACTCAACCGTAGCTAACATACAAAGAAACTTGCAAGAAATGCCTAGCTTTGGAGATACCGGAATAGATGTTGCAAGAGTAGGTGCAAAACAATACAGAATTACTATTAGCGGAGAATCTACTAAACCTTTTGAATTGTTTAGCGGTTTTGTTACGCTAGGTAATGCCGCTGATACTTTAGTATTTACTCAGTCACAAGTTGGTGTTGCTAGAAAAGAAAATGTATGGAGTGACAATAGAGGCTATCCCAAAACTGCCGCATTTTATAGTGGTCGATTATGGTTTGGTGGCACTAAATCTAAACTACAAAGTTTGTTTGCATCTAGGGCAGGGTCGTTTTTTGACTTTTACACCGAAGAAGGGGATGCTGACGAAGGTTTGTTTATTACTATTTCTTCAAGACAGCTTACAGAAATTATTGATATTAACCCTGATCGCGGCTTGCAGGTGTTTACTGCTGGAGCTGAGTTTGTAGTTAATGGATCTACCCCTGCTGACATTACTATTTTGTCCCAGACTCAACATGGCGCATCTTATTTAGAGGTTAAATCTGTAGATGGTGCAACTTTATTTGTTGACCAAAACGGCAGAACGCTAAGATCGTTTTTATATAATTTTAATGAAGATGCTTATAACAGTACAGACATATCTGTTCTATCTTCACAACTTATAGATAATCCTTTAGATTTAGGTGTTTTATCAGGATCATTATCAGAAGATGCTAACTGGGTATTTATTGTTAATCAAGATGGAACTTCTAGTATTCTTAATACGCTTAGATCACAAGATATTAACGGTTTTACTAAATGGATTAACGGAGATACTAACACTGTATACCCTCTTAAGACTGTATCTGTATCTGTTGTTAAGAATGATTTGTTTTTAGTAAATAAAAGAACTACTGATACTGCTACTTCCTATACAGTAGAAAAGTGGGATTTTGATTACTTAATGGATTCTGCTATTAAACTTTTAAGTAGCACTAGTCTTATTGGCAATAATTTATTTTTAGCTTCAAACCATTTAAACGGAGAAACAGTTAGTGTTGTGGCAAGAGGAACGCCATTACCAAAACGTGTAGTACAAGCAGGTGCTAGTGATGGATACATTGTTTTAACTAATGGTGAGAAATCATTTATTCTTGAGCAAGACCCTAGCGGTGGTGTTATTGACGTTGAAGTAGGGTATAACTTTATACCTAAGATTAAGAGTATGCCTTTGAATACAAACTCTCAAGCTATTGCTGGTCAGAACCAGATGCGGCAAAAAAAGGTCACTCGTATTAACCTAAGAGTTTACAAGAGTTCTGGGGTTTATATTGATGACAATCCTGTTGCTATTAGACAGTTTGGTGACGCGGCTGATTCCCCATTAAACGAAAACTTGCCTAAACAGACAGGTGTTATACAAGGTGAGAACAGTGGCAATGGTTGGAACATAGAAGTACAGCCTATAATTACTGTACCTGAACCTACGCCATTTCACATACAAGCTATTGAGTATGAGGTAGAGTCTTCTTGAATCAAGTAGCAACACAAGACGACATAGTAAAGCTACAGACTTTAATGCTAAAAGGCGATACACTAGAGCTAGAGACAAAGCATCATTTTAGTGATGGGTTATATGCAAGAGAGTTGTTTATTCCAGCAGGCGTTGTTCTGGTGGGTGCTACGCATAAGACTACGCACTTGTACACAGTAGTAAAGGGTAGATGTAAGGTATCAAGCCAGTTTGGTAATTTAGATATTGAAGCACCGTTTATGGGAGAGACTATTCCACAAACTAAGCGTGTTATATACGCTGAAACAGATTGTGTTTGGGTTACATATCACCCTACACATTTAACTGATATTAAAGAAATAGAAAAGGCTTTATTAGAGCCAGAGGATATTTAAATGTCATTTTGGATTGTAGCCGCAATGGCCACAAGCACAGCGGTAAGTGTTTATGGTCAAGTTGAAGCTGGCAAGTCTCAGCAAGAAGAGTTTAATCGCCAAGCCGAAGAAGAAAAGATTGCGGCTGAAGGTAGAGAGCTACAGCGTAAACAGGAACTTAATAAAGTTCTTGCGGCTAATGCGGTTAGTGCGTCTATGTCTGGTATGACAGGTGAAGGCACTCCTGCAAGTATTGCCCTTGAAAGCGCAAAACAAATAGGCTCTAGTGAAGGCATGATTAATCTATCTGAAAAGCTAAAGCAAGCACAATTACGCAGACAAGGCGCTAATGCTAGGGGTACTGCTAATATACAAGCAACTTCTACTTTATTATCTGGAGCCTCTAAGGTAGCTGGAGGATTGCAATAATGGCTAGACAACCTAGACAAGAGCGTATTGGCTTCTACGGTAAGTTCCAACCTACTGGTGTAGATCAGTCTGGTGCTCGACGTATGCAAGCTCTAGCAGGATTAGCAGAGCAAGTAGGCGGTATGGCTGAACAGTTTGGTATTCAGAAAACTAAAAAAGAAAAGATTGCGGCTGAACAATTAGCTAAAGAAGAAAAGATTGCGGCTGAACAATTAGCTCCTGAAGAAGCATTGCTGGCTGTTGAAGAAGCTCGCATAGTTGATGAAGAAGGTAAAGTATCTTACGGAGAAATAGAGGAGCGTGAAGGTTATGGCGCTAAAATTTACCAAAACACAGTAATTAATGCACAGCTTTCTCAACGTAACACTGATTCAAAAGTGCGTTTAACAGAGCTTGCAACAGAATTTGCAGATGATCCTGTTGGCTACAAAAATGCTTCTAAAGCATATTTTGATGCAACAATTAACTCTGCTCCTATAGAATTAAGGCAAGACCTTATATCTGCAATAGCTCCAAGAATTGCAACCGCTACTGCAAACATAAGTAAGGCTTTTGAAGTATCTACTCAAAATCAAAGCATTGATACATTGTCTAATGGTGTTGATGTCGGTGTTATTGATATTGAAAACTTGGCTCGCAATGGTGACGCAGAGCTTGTTAGAGTAGAAAAAGAAATATTATTTGCGGAGATGGATGCTTTGGCTGAAGCTTCTCCTAAATACGCTTCTAACCTTGAGGCTAAAAAGCGCAAAGTTGAAAGTTCAATTATGCTTCAAACTGAAATTGGCAATGTTGATAGGGCTGTCTTTAATGAAGATTTGTCTAATGAAGAAAAGCTTATTAGTGGCGCAAAATTCCTCGAAGATTTTAGAACTGCTGAAATTGAAGGTATAAGCCCTACAGAAAAAGATCAAATGCTAGGCTTGATTAGCCAAAGATTAAATGGTGTTAGACAAGCATATAAAGCAGAATTAGCGGAAGTTAAAAAAGATCAAGGAATGATTCGCGTTGGAAATGTAATGGACAGCGTTACACCTGTTGGCGATCAAATTCCAATTACGCAAAAAGATGCAAATGATTATTATGCGGAAGTTACGTTCCAAGAATTACCATCTGATAACCCTGATGCTAGAGGTGCAAAGCAAACAGATTTTGTAGCAAAGACTGGCCTTGTTCCTGCAATGTTAAAGCAAGAGCTAACTAATGATTTAATGTCGCAAGATGTAAACAGAATACAAGCGGCTTCAGAAACTATTGGAAGATTGACCGAAATTGCTGGAATTGGACAAACAGTTCTTACTGAACAACAACGCGCTTTTGCTACAGAAGTTAATTCTTTAAGTCAGTTTATGGGTGCAGACCTTGCTACACAACAAGCAATTAAAAACACTGACCCAACTAATAAGGCAAGAATTGAAGCTAGAACAGCCGAAATTAAATCTACAGAAGGTAAAAAAACTTTTAGCGAGTCTTATAGAAACGAAATGGTTGAACAATATGGTTCAGGGTATTTTGAAAAATTTAATGTAAATGATATTGCGCAATATGATTTAATTAGAGACTACGGAACTTTAGTTGAAAGCTATTACATTTCCGGTATGTCTGTAGATAATGCTAAAGAACAGGCTATGAAAAGCATTCAGACTAATTACAAAGAAGGCGAGTTTGGGTTTATGAAGTTTCGCCCTGAAGATTATTATGGGCTTGGAGTTACTGACAGCGTAAATTATATTAGAGAAGATATTTATAATGAGCTAACTGGCCCTTCTGGAATTTTTGGCCTTGAGTTAGATAAAAAAGATATTGTTTTAGTCTCTGATTCAATTACTGCAAGGCAAGCATCTACAGGGAATCCTTCTTATACTGTAATGTATCGGGATAGTAATGGCACTTTAAATACTGCTGTGTTTGCTGGGCAAGATGAAAATGGTAACGAAGTAATGTTAAACAGATATATGCCTGACATTTTAACTGCTGAAGAAGAAGAAATGGCTATAATTAAAGATACGGCAGAACGAGAAATGAGAGCCGCGCAAAGTGGGCAAATTTATGCATCTACTCCAGATTTAAGAGCCATATCTAAATAGGAAATAAAATGGGTTTTGTTGCATCGCCAGATCAAGAGTTAATAGCTCCAAAATTAGTTCCTCTTGCTTTAGAAGAAGATGAGCGTCCTTCAGTTGGTGAAATTGCCAAGGCGTTTTATCGACAAGAAAATATTATTGGATCATTTATTTCTGAAGAATCTGGCTTACCTGACTCTACAAAAGATAATCCAGATTACGACCCTTATGGATTATTTACCGAAGATGAAAGACTAGATCAGGTTTTTGTTAGCAATGCGCTGTATGCGGATAATGATGAAGAGTTAGAGGCTGTACGTCGCCAAATGACTAAAGAAAGAGCCGACAGAGAAATAATGGCTCAAGGTGGAGCTACTTCTTTTATTGTTGGTTTGCCTGTAATGATAGCTGACCCTATTTCTTTATTGTCTATAGGTGGTGTTGCATTAAATACTTATAGAGCAGGAAAAGGCATTCTAAAGGGCGCGGCTGTAATGGGCTCGGTTGTTGGTGTTGACACAGCTATTCAAGAAGCGGCTTTACACACGCAACAGCTTACTAGAACTTACGGAGAGTCTGCTACTAACATTTCCGCTGGAATGCTCTTAGGTGGCGTTTTAGGAGGCACAGCGGCTAAGTTAGCAACGTATGGTGTTGATGCTAAAATGATCGACGCATACGAAAATGTTATGAATGTTGAGCCTAAAATTGCAGAAGGTATTAATCCTACTATTGACGCTGTTACTGGGCCTGTAGGTTCGGGCAGTGTTGGCGCACAGCAAGCTCTTGGTGACACTCAAGTTTCGGGAAAGATAGCTAAAAAACTAGTAAAGCTATTAGGCTTTGATCCGTTGTCTCGCACAATTACAAGTGAGAATCCAACAACTAGATTAATTTCTACTATGATGGCTGAGAATCCCATTAAAATGGACGGCAATGTTCTTCAAGCGGCTGAGTCTTTAGCTAAAGCTCATTCAGGAAAGCTAGGCACATCATTGCAAAACAATTCTAATCTTTTTGCAGAGTATAAAAATACTGGTGGAAAGATGAATCGAAAGCAGTTTAATGAAGCTGTATCTACTGCAATTAGAAAAGGTGATAGCAACATACCTCAAGTTAAGGCTTCCGCTAATTACTGGAATAAAGAACTGTACACTCCACTTAAAGATGAAATGGTAGCTTTAAAATTACTTCCTGAAGATGTAGATGTTAAAACAGCTAATAACTATCTAAATCGTGTGTGGAACAAAAATAAAATTTCAGCTAACTTTCCTCAGTTTGTTAATAAAGTTTCTAACTGGCTTGCAGAAAAAGACGTAAAGTTATTTGAAGATGCTAAGGCGGCTTCTGAGAAAATTGCTACAGCAACAGGAAAAGAAAAAGATAATCTTCAGGCTATCATTGATAAGGCTGAGTTTAAGAAAGGCATGGATTTTGAACGCCAAGATTATGAATCTCTTTCTGAAGAAATTGCACAAAGAATACAAGGCAGTCCAGACGGTAGACTTCCTTATGATTGGAAATTAGGTTCTGGTTCTAGCAGTCGCGGCATTAGTGGTACTGCATTGCGCGGCCCATTAAGAAATCGTGTATTCCAAATTGACGATGAAATAGTTGAAGAGTTTTTAGAGAATGACATTGAGACATTAGGCGCTAGGTATCTTCAAAATGTAGCTGGAGATATTGAGTTAGTTAGAAAGTTTGATGATGTTAATATGACCGATCAACTTAAAGATATTAACACATGGTATGCCAAGAAAAAAAATGACAAATCACTTACTCCAAAGCAACAAGAAAAGTTAGAAAAGCAACGAGAAAGTGACGTTAGAGACATTGCAGGAATGCGTGATCGTATTCGTGGTGTTTACGGATTTTCTGAGGATAATATCTGGACTCGTATGGCTAGGTCTTCAAGAGACTTAAACTATTTGCGTTTGCTTGGTGGTGTAACTGTTTCTAGTTTACCTGATGTTTCTCGTGTATTTATGGCTGAAGGTTTTGCTAAAACATTTAAGAGTGGTCTTGGGCCGTTAATTAAAAACACAAAACAATTTAAAGAAGCGGCTTCTGAGTTAAAGCGTTATGGTGTTGGCACTGATGCCATTATGTCAGGCAAGTCAGAAATTATTGCTGATGTTGGCGATTACGCTCAAGGCGGTACAGCTATCGAAAGAGGGTTGCGATCTGCTTCTAGCAAGTTTGGAAAGATAAACTTCTTAGATCATTGGACAGCAGGAATAAAGCAACTTCACGCTGTTACTATGCAAACATCTATCTTTGATGGATTAAAAAAAGGAGTTTATGACAAACGCCTAGCTCGATTAGGTATTGACGAGCAATCAGCAAAAGACATGTATAAGCAAGTAGTAAAGCATGGCAAGAATGAAGATGGTGTGTGGCTTACAAATGCTAAGAATTGGGATAGACCAGACCTAGAAAGAATGTGGGGCGCGGCTGTACGCAAAGAAAGTGATCGCGTAATCCTAATTCCCGGACAAGAAAAGCCATTGTTTATGTCTACTGAAATGGGTAAAACTGTTGGTCAGTTTAGATCGTTTATATTGTCTGCTACCCAGCGAGTCTTTATTGCCGCATTACAGAATCAAGATCACAATGCAGTAGGCGGTCTTGCTTCACTTGTTGGTATGGGAATGTTTACTTATTATCTTAAACAGAAAATTGCAGGAAGAGATGTTAGCAATGATCCTGCTGTATGGGTTACAGAAGGAATTGATAGATCGGGCGCTATAGGTGTTATTGGAGAAATTACTAACACAATAGAAAAGATATCAGGAAACTCTTTAGGATTAAGGCCGTTACTAGGAATTGATGCCCCTGCTTCTAAGCAAGTAGCTCGCACTGTTTCTGAGTCTTTGTTGGGGCCAACTTTTGGTAGCTTGTTAAGCACTACTGTAGCGGCAACCAATGCAATTACATCTGAAGGTAAAATGACTGAATCAGACATAAGAACACTTAGAAGACTTATACCTTTGCAGAATTTATTTTATATAAGACATGGACTAGATGAAGTTCAAAAAGCATCGAGTGATTTATAACGCTAAAAATAGTATAATTGGCACACTTAACATAGGACAAGATAATGACCGTATCGGCATTAATTACAAGAAATGACATAACTGCTACAGCTAGTCAGACAAGTTTTGCCTATACCTTTAGGGTTTTGGCCGCTACTGACATGGACGTATACCAGAATGGGGTCTTATTGTCCTCTGGTTACACTGTAAACAATGTTGGCACTACAACTGGTGGCACAGTAGTCCTAGACACTGGAGTCCCTGTAGGGCAGATTGTGAGCCTTGTATTGGCTATGCCGCTAGACCGTACTACTAACTACCAGAACAGTGGTAAGTTTCTTGCCGATGATGTTAACGAAGACTTTGATAAAATCTATATTGGCGCTATTCAGAACGAAAACTTAAATGACCGTAGCCTAAGACTTAAAGATGTAGAGCCGCCTACTAGTGGCGTTGACATGACTATCCCTTTAAAGGCTGATAGGTTAGGTAAGTTCTTATCCTTTAATGCTACAACTGGTGCGCCTGAAGTTAGTGCTGGAACAGGTGCGGATGCTTATGACTCTGCGGCTTGGTCTGCTTATAACTTTACAGGTAATGGATCAACTACAGCGTTTGCTTTAGGAATCGTTCCACACTCCGAGAACAATACTCAAGTTTATATTGATGGTGTCTATCAGCAGAAAGATGGTTATAGCCTGTCAGGTTCAACAATTACTTTTTCTGTCGCACCCCCTAACCTAAGTACGATTGAAGTCATGGTTACGGCCTCTCTTCCGGTAGGGTCTACTAGCTCTGATCTAGTGTCTTATCTTCCTGCTGGTACTGGTGCAGTAGCTACTACTGTTCAAACTAAGTTACGCGAGACTGTATCTGTTAAAGACTTCGGGTTTGATGGAACTGGAGGCACTGACAATACAGTTAAATTTAATAATATGCTGTCATCATTATCTGGATTAAGCAGTGTTGTTATTCGTTTTCCAGCGGGTCAATACCATTTTGCAACAAAACCAAATAATATTTCTTCATCTATAAGTATAGTTGGAGATGGCATTGCCAACACAAGATTGTTTAGGGATTTTACAGTTAGTTCCGCTAGTCAAGGTTTATTTAATTTTGTTGCAGGAGCTAACGGATCATCTGTCAGCCAAATGTCTATAGAGTCAAATGGTGTTCCGAGTTTAAGTGGTTGTTTAATTTCATTAATTGCTAATTCATCTGGCGCTCCTGACTTTTGCAGATTTTCAAATTTATATTTAACTAGCAACAATACAGACAATTATAAAATTTATATTGACGGAAGTTTGCGGACTAGTAGTCCAACTGGAGTTAGAGATACGTTTATTTCTAACTGTTCAATATTTGGCGGCTCTATTGCTGGAGTGTATGCAAAAAGCGTAGTTGCGTTGCATATGACATCTTGTGACACGTTCCCTGCTGGAGGAACTAGCGGAAAAATAGTTATAACCGGAACATCTAGCAACAAATCTAATTATGTAAATATAGACGGAGCTTCTATTGACGGTGCGGCTTTAGATAACTTAAATTTTGGCAATTTAAATTCGGCTGTTTTTTCTGCAAACATTACTAATGCGTCTAGTGCAGACACTGTAATTGTCCAAGGTAGTTTAGCTAGTGGAGTTACTGTTCAACAATTCTGGGTTAACAGTATATTTTTAAGTAACTCTGGAACTCCAAATGATTTTTTGATTGGAGGAAAAGCTAGAGGAAGTATCTTACAAGTCACTGATGGGGTTAGTGTGCCATCTACCGAATCTGGATTTGCAAGTATTTACATTGATACAGCAGACGGTGATTTAAAAATTAAATTTGGCGATGGTACAGTTAAAACTATCTCAACAGACACATAAGGAAAAACATAATGAGCATTAAACAAAATGGTGGTGTCTTCGGCCGCAACCCCACATTTAATGACGTAACTATCGAGGGACAATTGACCTTTGATGGCGACATAGATATTACTTCCGATCTCACGGTAGACGGTACTCTTAAAGCTGATTCTCTAAAACTTGGAGATATTGCGCCTAGTTACAATGTTCTTTCGTCTGCTAGAAACGCTGGTGGTTCTTTTGAATGGGGCCATCCTAACAACTCTGGTTATCCTTCAACGATGGGTGCTGAAACTGGTAGTGGATCACCTTACATTGCGTTTAATGCAGGGCCGGGAACTAATGGCAATACTTACAAAACTTTAGGTCTGCTTGGTACTGTTATTAAAACAGATACTTCTGGAAACTTGCGGATTGGTCGTTTAACAACTGCAAGCGCAGATAACCAGACTCCTACTGAAAGCGCAGTATTTACCAATAGCGGTAATTTACAATTTCCGTCTGGTCAGGGCATCGACTTTTCACCTACCTCTGGCACTGGCACCTCTGAGCTACTTGATGATTACGAGGAGGGTGTATGGACGCCGACGGCTACCTCACAAACAGGCGCAATAACAACGTATACATCATCTGGAACCTACACCAAAATAGGTCGTAGCGTGACGATTACAGCTAGTGTTGTATTGACAGATGTAGGTACTGCCGCAGGAAAAATGTTTATATCCAGCTTGCCATTTGCACCAGTCGCCACCGCCGTATACCTTGGAGTAGCTAGGGAAGAAGCAATAACTGGCAATAATTGGTACGGACGTTTATCCAGTAGCATTCAGATAAATGGTGCAACCAATAATGCTATTACATGGACAAATTCCTACGAGTATGTAGTTAGCTTGACATACATTACGGCAGTATAAATTTTATTCAAGGGAAATAAACATGGCATTAACTAAAGCAACAAACAATATGATCTCAGGGGCTTTAGTCAATGTGCTTGACTTTGGCGCTACTGGCGATGGTGCTACAGATGACACTGCGGCTATTCATAATGCCATTAGCTCGCTTCCCTCTGGAGGCACTGTTTTCTTTCCAATAGGAATTTATAAGTGTGCGCTTACAATTACGCAGTACAACATAATCCTTAAAGGCGCAGGAAAAAGATCAACTCAAATTTCTAACAATACATCATCATCTGGAACGTATGCTATTAATGTAGACCTTGGCGCTCAAAATGCTACAAAACTACCTATGTCATTTGGGATAGAAAATATGGCAATTACAGGGGATAGGGCCAATAATTACCACGCGATCTATTTAGCCAATGTTAAATCAGGTAGTTTTAGAGGGCTTGAAATTAACGAGGTTGGGCATGGTATTTATTTAAGCAATACCTTTGGTGTATCTTTCTCTGATATTTTCTTTAGGCAGTATGGGGTAGGCATTCAAGGAAACCCTTCGTCAACTTCCAACAATCAAACATTTACTGGTATGCACTTCTTTGGTGGCAATACAGATAATAACGCTGTGCCACTTTATACAAATGGCATGAGTGATAGTACGTTCATTAACTGTATATTTGAAGGCTCAGAGCAAATGGCAAGCACTAAGCTGTATGATGGTAGTGGAAATACGTTTATCCAACCCCGATTTGAGTCATGTACTGCAAGATCTAGCACTAATCCGTATTTAATTCTGGGCGGTAATCGCAACAGAATAATTCATCCCCTAGTAACGCAGTTAGGTGTAGAGGTTCTTGCAAGCAAAACTTACCTTGTGCAAATTACGGGAAAGAATTGCGAAATAGATGGAATAGAAATGGGTGTCGGGATCAGGGTGCTTGAACTTACCGCATCGGCCAATAATTGCAAAGTTAAGTTTAGTACAACAGGACTTAGTAATACCATACTAAAGAATTTATGGGTGGACTACGGAGACAATAATTTAATTAATTGCGACAATAGTGACTTTACTTATGATAATCAAACAACTTGGTCAGAGTTTCCTGTTACTAATTACTTTAGTGAAAGTACCGATATGTCATCTGTTACTACAGACGGCCTAACGCAAGCAACAGTAGTAGGTACGCCAAGTAGGACAGGCCCATTTAAAGAAGGGTTAATTGAAAAATTTACTTCACCCACTGGAAATAGAAGATGGTATCAAGATGTATTTCCATTAATGGGATCTCCTGCCGCTAATACAGTTATAGGGTGGTCAGTGTTTGTCCGATCACTTACATCAGGTGGCGAAGATGTAGTATTTCAGATGGGCAGGTTAGCTTCGTTAGTAACAGTAGATACTATCAATATCCCAGACACTAAGTTTGTAAGAGTATCCTTGTTTTCAAAGACTGATGTATCTGCATATACAGATTTTAATGTGTGTGCTATTGCGGCAGTTGGCGGATCAGGTCTAGAGTTCTATGGTAATCAGGTTATTATTGGGGATAGCCAGTCAGCTGGATTATATGGCGCATTTTATTCGGGTGGATATGTTCCTACTGAATCAGTTGCGGTTACTGATCTTGGCCCACACTACGCAAGTGATAGAAGACATAAAATAAGTCCTGTAAATGGTACAGGCGTAGCTGGTCAATACATTAAAAAGATCAAGCCTGTTATCGGTCAACCCAAAGGGTTTTATTGCACAGTTTCAGGAAATGCTGGAACTTGGGTTTCAGAAGGTAATCTTTAATGCCCCTAGCGGGTGGACAGGCCAATTTTGGCGATAAACTAAGGAAATAAACATGGCACTTACAGAAGAAACAATGAACGACAAAATAGAAGTATTACAATTAGCAGGGTATCCAGTGGTTCAGGTACGCACTGCAACTATTATTAGCAGAGACGATCAAGAAATATCAAGAAACTTCCATCGTCATATTCTTACACCTGATGCAGACCTTTCTAGCGAAGATGCTGATGTTGTAGCAATTGCTAACGCTGTATTTACAGACGAAGCTAAGGCCGCATATCAAGCTCACTTAGACGCGCAAGGAGAATAAGATGACTACTTACGTTACTAAAACTATTACTGCAGAAAACACTTTTACTGATACAGTATTCTTTGACGGAAACTTTAACTTCTCCGTATCTGGTACGTTTGCTAACAGTGCAATCATTACTGTTCAGCGAAGCACTGATGGATCATCATGGGTAGACGTAGATACCTTTACTGCTACTGGTGAGTTTGTAGGCTTTGAACCAGAACCCAATATGTACTATCGTGCAGGATGTAAGACAGGTCAGTTTGGTGCTACCTCTAGCATTGTCTTGCGTATCGGTGGTGCTTGGCGATCTCCTGTTTAAATAATATACATTGGAGTATACAATGGAATACTTAATTGATTTATATGTACTTGCTACGTCTGTAATAACCATAGCTAGCGTTATCTGTAACTATACTGACACCCCCAAGGACGATGCGTTTGTAGCTAAAGCGTATAAAATCTTAGAGCAGTTTGCTTTTCTAGGCGGTAAAGCTAAACAATAATAAAGGGATAGAAATTTAATGGCATTTAATTTACCTTCTGCCCAATATTTAATGACAACTAGCGCGAGCGATGCTAATCGCGGCCAATTCCGTAGCACAGGAGGCTTAGGCAGAAAGACGGGTGGTAACTTCCCGATCACTACCGCTGCGGCAGAAATGGTGAACAGTAGTGGTGAGAAAGGTGTTTATTTTGGCCTTGACGCTCAAGACAGCACAGGCGCGACCAACGGCACATCATCGGGCAAAGTGATAGTGGCTAGTTGGCAATTTAACGCACCAAATCGCATCCAAGTTAATACATTAGTGAATAGAGGTGTAGTGTTCCGTCTAGCCAGTGGCACAGGTAATAGCCCTACCGATTTTAGAGAGTTTAGCATTGCAGGCAATGATACCCCTCAAGCCAGCGCACAGGCAGGTGGTGTGACCATGTGCGTAAGCCTAGATGCGACAGGGTTCGATACGTCAGGAGGCACCTATGACCCATCAGCGGCAACGGCTTGGGGTTTTGGTACTAACAAAATTAACCTAGCCGGAAACTCTAGTTCTGCGGCATTCTTTCAGCGCGTGTTTTTGTTTGATAGCGACAAAGGCGCGGCTAATTTACCGACTTTTACAGGAGCGTCTAATTTTACGGATGCGGTTACTGTAGTACAGGGTACTAACTACACCAATAAAATAGGCTCTTGGGTTACTAAATCAGGCACCGCCATTTTCTTACCTTGTCCATTTTCTATTGGAGATGGAAGCACCGCAACTATATTTAACGATAATGCCGCTTCGGTTATATCCCCAAGCAACGCCGCAGACAATCAGAAAAACTTTAGAATAACTGATGATGCAATGAAAGTTTATTTAGACATGCGCGACAATGCGGCTGACAGCGCAACACTCTCTGGAAGCTATACGTGGGGTACGGCGGCAGATTGGGATTTTAATGTCAACAATGCGTCAACGTGTTTGCTCAGTGGCAACTTTACAGGAATGGGTAAATTTAAGATTGGATCATCAGTAACGGCTACGGGTACGTTCGATCTTGACGGCACACAAAAAGTAGAATCTTACGGTGCAACTATCAACTCTATAACTGTGAAGGGACAACTTAGGATTAGAAGTAATGAGGTAACTACCTTTACAGGCATTAATGTCCAACTACTTGCTTTTGATGTAGCAGGAACTTACACCCTAACTAATTCTATAGTTAATGAAGTAACTAATACTTCCGGTGGAGCTGTTATTATTAACAATGTTGGCTCAACAATTACAACCAACACAGGTCCGAACATTACGATAGTTTTACCTGCAAAAAACATATCCGTAACAGGGATTGTTGCAGGCTCTAGGTTAAGGGTTTATAACAAAACCACATCTGCACAAGTTGTGAATGAGGTGGTGTCAGGAACAAGCTACACAGCATCATACGCAGAGGGTGTAGGCTATTCTGTAGGCAATGTATTAGATTTAAGAGTTACTAAAATTGATAAACTAGAGTTTTCCTCTACTGTAGTAGTTGGCTCTACAGGCTGGAACTCTTTAGTGTCTCAAAGCGCAAACCCAGTTTACGCGGCACATGGCGTAAATGGTGCTACTGTTTCGGGAATTTCTTGGGATAGCGGAAACTTGCAGTTTGATTTCAATGATGCAGACAATCAAATTGATGGTGCTGACATTGGGGCGTGGTACTATTATTTTATAACTACAGAGGTTGGTATTGCAGAAGCATTTAAAGCTCTTAATTGGCCGCAAATAAATAAAATTACCAATGTAACTAGCAATGTTTCAATGACGTTTGACAATACTAAATCTACGCCTTTGCGAATTAATAACTGCTGGATAGATAAAGACAATGGTTCTAGCATTATAGCTACTGCTTCTAACTCTATTCAGATTGACCCTCCTGCCGTGTTTGTTGCACAAGCAGGATCTTCGGGTCTGACTCCAGGGCAAGCAACAGAATTAACCGCAGTAAAAGCTAAGACAGACTTGCTTAACTTTACTGGCACAGATATAAAAGCAACACTGGATGGTGAAACTGTAGTTACTGATACTGCATCACGAAATGCAAGTAAAGCAGATTTAACTCCGGTAACTGCCGAGCTAGGAAATGTTGATACTAGTTTACAGCAAAGAAATGTTAATGTTTCTAACCCTGCTAAAAAGAGAAATTATGGACAAAGTGGATTTTAATTATTTAAAGGACTGAGTGTAATGGCAACGGTAAAGGAAGCGTTATTAAAATTAGAAGCTCACGAAAGGGAATGTGCTGTAAGAATGGAAAACATTGAGAAGCGTTTAGAAGAAGGTTCTGAAAGATTTAAAAAATCTGAAATGATGCTGTGGGGAATGTATCCTCTTATCATTGGATTGTTTTTAATTGAAAGGTTAGCTTAATGTTAGAGTCCTTGATTGCCCCTATTACTGGTCTATTAGATAAATGGATACCCGATGCCGACACCAAACAGAAGATTGCACATGAGCTTGCAACGATGTCAGAACGCCACGCGCAGGAACTCAGCGTCGCTCAGATTAAGCTCAACACCGCAGAAGCTAAAGGAAACTGGTTTCAAAGCTCATGGAGACCAGCAACTGGCTGGGTGTGTGTCCTTGGATTCGCAGTTAACTTCTTAATTTCTCCCATAGCCGCAGGGTTTGGTGTTGTTATTCCGCAAGCAGACACCTCTGTAATGATGCCTGTTCTTATGGGTTTATTAGGGCTTGGTGGTATGCGCTCATTTGAACGAGCTAAAGGCATAGGTAAATGAGATACTTTAAACTGTCAGACTTTGATTGTAAGGAGACAGGCAACAATGAAATGTCAGAAGATTTCTTGATAAAACTTGATGAACTTAGGCACAAGTGTGGCTTCCCATTCATCATTACCAGTGGTTACAGGGATCCAACCCATAGCATTGAGGCAAGAAAGGCAAAAGCAGGAACTCATGCCAGAGGAATTGCTAGTGACATACGAATCAATAACGGCAAGGAAGCCTACGATATTATTAAGAACGCGCAGTCAATGGGATTTAATGGCATAGGTGTGGCTAAGAGTTTTATTCATGTAGACATTAGAAAGGGAATGCCTGTTCTCTGGAGCTATTGAGCTACTACTTATTCAGCAAACTTTTAGCAGTCTTCTTTGATTGCTTAAATGCTTTAGCTGTAGGTGCGCCCTTAGACCCAACCTTACGCATTTTCTCACCAGAGCCAGCCGCTATTCTTTTCTTCTTAGCGTGTATGTTAGCGTATAAACCTTTCATTATTTTTTCAACATAGATTTTTTCTTGCCTTTATGTTTAGCGCCTTTCATAACGCTACCATCTGGCATGACATGGGTTTTCTTTGGCCGACCAGCTTTACTACCGTATGTACCTTTACCTTGTGGCATTCTATTCTCCTACCATTTTGATTTATTAGCCCAGTATGCCGCAGACATCTTACCTTTGGCAATGTTCTTAGCATGACGAGCCTTGAATGATTTACGTCTAGCCTTCTGCTTTTCAGTAGTAGGATTAGACCCTGCACCTGATACGCCTTGTTGACCATACCGAATAGTTTTAACTTGATCGCCAGACTTGGCAACAACAACGTGAGATTTTGTTGGGTGGCTAGGTGTGCGCTTAGGTTTATTGTAACCAGAGACACCAATTCGTTTTAATAAGCTCTTATCTTTCATAGCTGTATTATAACAAAAAAAGCCCCCGAAAGGGCAAAACAACAGAGGTAATACAGAATAACGATTTAAACTTTTAGTTTGATAGAAGTTGTTGAAGCAACTCCTGTCGAGCGGTTGGTTGCACAACCCTTAACAATAAACTGAAAACCAAGACAGTCAACACCCAGCTATTATACATCAAAGTTAGGGTAGAGCAACTTTAATTCTTCTTCTGTTGGTGGTTCTAACCAAGCCTCTTCTTCTGCCTCTACCTCTAGCCAGATTAAATCTAATTCTTCTCTAGCATAAGCAGGAAGTGCGTGTCCGTAAATAACTGCCTCAACAATAGAATCCATCTTGGCAGGGATTTCACTCATTTCAAATTTAATTGCTCTTGCTCTTAGCTCTTGTAAATATCCAGTCATTGTAGTCTCTCCTCATGGTATTTAATTAAGTCATTGAACTCTTTTA